AGTATCAGTGTCAATGAAAGTAATTAAAGGAATATTAAGAGCTTTATCGCCTGAAGTTATATCTAATCTATTGGTTTCATTCATACCACAAATATTCTTTGCTCCGTGTATTACAACTGAAGGCACTTTGTCTTTTATACATTCATAGAATTTTGACATAACAAAGTCTTTAGCAATTAACTCAACATCATTTACTGCTTGAGCAAATTCAGCGTCTTCTTTTAACCACTTATAGTAGTTAGTTCTTGATAGGTCGCAAGACTTTAAAGCTGTTGTTACTATCCCTAGACTTCCTTCTAGTGCTTTTAACATTTGCTCCTTTGCTATTTTTGTTCTATTTTGTTCCATTTTTAATTGCTTTAAGTCCTGTAAATTGTTCCCATCTTTCTATTATAACATCACAATACTTTTCGTCTAATTCCATTCCATAACATTTTCTATTTAGTTTCTCTGCTGCTATTAGTGTTGAACCGCTTCCTAAAAATATATCTGCTATTAAATCATTTTCTTTTCCCCATTTATTAAAAAACCATTCTGCTAATAAACTTGGTTTTTGTGTTGGGTGTATTCTTGATTTAGTATCTTCTCCCCCCATACCGAATATTCCTGCCCATTTAATTCTTGCTATATCTCTTTTATGTCTATTTTTACTCCAACATAATTCAAAGCAACTTCCATACATTTTATCTGAACTTTCATCTTTTTCAATATCATCAGTATCATTTGCTCTTTTATCCCAAACCACCCAACTTCCTTTATTTTTATCTTCTATATATTCTGCGAAATAATCAGCACCCCATATAAATATTTCCTTACAATATTCAAACTCCTTAAATATTATAGATATAAATTCAGGTTTAAAATCTTGGTGGTCACCAATTACTACACTATGTTTATTACTGCTTGTATAAGATTTACTACTTGTCATTTTTGTATAATCTGTATCTAAGAACATTCCATAAGGAGGGTCTGTAAATACCATATCAGCTTTTTCTCCATTCATTAGTTTTGCAACATCATCTGAGCTTGTACTATCTCCACACATAACTCGGTGTTCTCCTAGTTGCCAAATATCCCCACGCTTAACTATGCTCTCTTTTACTTCAGGTATTTCATCATCTTCTATTAATCCTTCCGTTACTTTGTCATCTTCATTTTCCCATACATCTAATCCCCATTCAGCAAGTTGTACGCTATCCCATTCATTAGCTAACATATCCCATTCCCACTCTCCAAAACCTACATTATCTTTTACTATAAACTCTTTCTTTTGTTCTTCAGTAAGTCCTTCAGCTATGTCTATCCATACTTCTGATAGTCCTGCTTCTTTACTTGCTTTTAGTCGCATATTGCCACCTAGAACCATAAAGTCTTCATCAACTACAATAGGTCTAAGCTTTAACATCTCAGGAAACTCCTTAATAGACTTGACTAGCTTTTTAAACTTATCGTTTTTAATGATTCTTGGATTGCTAGGGTTTCCCTTTACTTTACTTATCTTAACTTGTTGCTTCATAATGTAGTGTATAATATATAATAGAAATTAATTGTTTTTAGTTTAGTCAAAGGATTCATTAACTCCTCTTGATCCTACTAGCTTTTCTTTTGCTCCTGCCCAAAGTTTATTTCTCCTCTTAGTTAGACTAGGCTCTGTTCTTTGAAGTGTAGGTATGCCTTCTGTTGGTTCGCTATCCATATACTTTCCGCATAAGCACTCAGCTTCCTTTGCTACCCATTTCTTATCTCTGTAGACTATTGTAGCCTTAGATAGTTCTTTAGTCTTTCCACATTCGCAAGTGTATAGTGTCATAATATTTTTAATTGTTTTTCTTCTTTGCTTATTCTGTCTGTTGCTATATTAAAATAGTTTTCGTCTTGCTCAATACCTATAAAGTTTCTATTTAAATTCTTTGCTGCAACTCCTGTACTACCTGAACCCATTGTAAAATCTAAAACCGTTTCATTTTCGTTTGTATACGTGCGTATCAAATACTCCATTAATAATATAGGTTTTTGTGTGGGGTGAAATCTATCCTTATTACTTGCGTTACTAAATTCAATTAAATTTCTTGGGTTAAAGGTTGTGTGAACTTTATTTATGTTTTTTAATTCATTTATTTTACCACCAATAATTTGTGTTCTGCCATATTCTTTTCCTCCTATTCTTGGTTTATCTCTTGGGGACATTATAGGATAATAATTTATTCTTTCATTCCCAAAAACGCTCACTATCTCTGTTAGTTGCAGCGGTCTATATTTAGCAACGTGCGATCCAACTGGCTTTTTTTTATTCCAAATCCAATCATACTTATAATTCTTAATATTACTCATTCTTAAAGCACTACTAAATGGTTCAGAACCAAACAATACAATAGCTCCATTAGGTTTTATAATCCTGTTCAACTGTTCCCACATCTTATCAAAAGGTATAACGCTATCCCATTTACACGCTGTAGTTCCGTATGGCGGGTCTGTTATGATTGCATCTACACTATTGTCAGCTATTGACTTCATTACTTCTAAGCAATCGCCAAGTCGTAAGTCAATCATATCTTTAGCTTATCAAGTTCAAACTCTAAGTGATTAATTGCTTTCTGTATGCAGTCAATCGGTGTATCGTGTTTGTGGTATGCCCTTAAGATGTAGGTCGTAGCTGTAGCTAAGTGGTAAGGGAGTTCAAAGTTATCACAAACTTTCCTTGCTTCATAGCCATTCTTTCCTTTATAGTAGTCAGGTATTCTATTGTCTTTAAGTCCTAACTCATCTTTAGTCAGTAACATCTTTGGGTTTACTTTTTTATCTTTCATTGTTTTGTATTTCATCTATTAAGTCTGAGTCAGTTAGTGTTTCTAACTTATCCATATTCCAAAATAACTTATTATTTGTTCTGTTCTTAATTCTTGTTTCTATTATGCTCATCATAATAACCACAAAGAAAAAGATTGCTGTTAAGATACCTATTACTGTAAATATAATCATTTGTTTTGTTTTAGTTTATTAATTCTTTCGGTTGCTATATTGAAATACTCATCATTCATTTCAATACCTATAAGATCTCTATTAGTATTTACACAAGCTACTCCTGTTGAGCCACTACCCATAGTTAAATCAACTACTAAATTATTTTCATTACTAAAAGTCTTTATTAAATCTTCTAAAAGCAATAAAGGTTTTTGAGTTGGGTGGTAGCCGTTGTAATCCTTTTTGTATTTTAGAATATTGCTTTTAAACTTGTTTCCTTCCCAAAGGTTGAAGGTGCTTGCAAATTCTGTTTTAAATTTCTCATCTTCTTGTGCCAAATAATCAAAGTTTTTAAAACCCACCATACTATCAATACAGTAGTAATAAATTAAATCCTCGTAAGTTTCAACAGTGCATAAATCAAACTGTGAACTATTAAATCTAAAAACGTGGTCAGCTTTTTGTCCTACTTGTTCTAATATTCTTTTTTTAGTGTGTCCAACATATTCAAAAACTTGTTTAAAATATGGTCTTAATGGATGCAACCCTTCAAATTCGTGGTTTTTACTAAATACAAGTATATCTTCAGTAAAGGAAACCATATTTTTATTAACACCTAAAGCGTTTGCAAAATTATCCTTTTCCCAAGTTGCTCTATAATTAAAAGGTATGTTTGGTATTGCTTCCGTTATTAATTTAGTTGTGTAAGGCTCTTGGCTAAATAAAATCATTTTACCGTTTTTTCTTAAAATACGGTTTGCAATTTCATAAACCTTTTTAGGTTCGATAGTAATATCCCATTGTAAATTTTCACTATTCCATCCAGTAGGTGCTTTATTCATATTTCCATAAGGCAAATCAGTCAATATTAAATCAACACTTCCGCTTTCTATTTTATCGCTTTCAACTAGGCAATCTCCTTTGTATAATTTTATCATAGTTTTATTCTGTTAATAGTCTTAGTAATTGTCCACTCGTGTATATTCGTTCATTTCCTGCATAGTCATTGTATATACAAGTAAAGTTGTCATCTTCCCAAGTCCATAAAGAATTGACATTATTTTTTATATGTCCTTTGAGTACCCATTTGATTGTTTTGTATGTTCTTTCCATATCTATTGTTTTGTTGAGCCGATTACTATTTATATTCGGTTCATTTTACTTTAGTCGTATTAGGGGGGATCTGAAACCCCCCCATACTAGTCAGGTTTAAAAAATTAAAAGCTTTTAGGTCTTACCCTATATTTTTTTATTAATTATTAAGTATTCCTGATGTGCTGTTTGTATGTTGTTTATATATCTTTTTTATTCCATCAAAGCAAGCTGCTATACAACTTCCACAATTAGTTCCTGTTGAGTAGTTCGTATTGTATAACGTATTATATATCTCTATAA